CGGCGAGCCGGGCGTTTGCTGCCTCCATCTCCCGGCTGAGCCGCCCGAAGCCGCGCGCCCCGGCTTCGCCGACACCTTCCAGCTCGGCGCGCACCTGTCGCCCGCCAACCGCGGCAAGCCGGACGGAAACGCGCTTCTCAGCCATTGGTTTGATCCATCTGTTCGTTGAGTTTGGTGACCATCACCGCCTCGATGACGGGCAACAGTTCGGCCATGATCAGTGGCGAGATGCCGAGGGCATTACCCAGTGCCAGTGCAGCCGACATGTCCCAGCCGACGACAGCGCCGGGCAGCACGCGCAGCTGTCCGCCAAGACGGCCGACAAGATCCCAGACCTGCCAGCCTTCAAAGGAGGTGGGTCGATTCAGCCGCGCCGGGCAGTCTTCGCAGACTTTCTCGCAGGCTTGGCAGTATTGCTCGCCCCCGCCGTAGGACCATTCGGCAAGGGCGCTAAGGCGTTTTTTTCCTGCTCCAGAAGCAGGCCCTTGGACACATAGGTCAGCTGAAACGCCTCGAAGATTGGCCAGACGTCCAGGAGCGCATCGATGGCCTCGGGGCTCGGGTCGATAGGATTGCCTTCGGCGTCACCGATGCCATCCCAGGCGAGGATCACCCGGCGAGCCAGTGCCTTTGCGAATGCAACCGCACTTTCCTCGTCAGACGCTGCCTCGGGGACCTCCTCCACGGCGGTGTCGCTCCTCGTCGCCACCATCAGAGCCGTGGTCAACGGGCGCAGCTGCACCCGCACGCCGGGCACGAGATCATACCAGCGCGGCGCGTTCGTCAGATCGAGCGTCAGCATCAATACACCTCAATGTCGTTGATCAGGGTCGCAGTGCACATCCGGCCGACGACGCCGTCGCGCGCCGCCTGCCAGTCGAAGGTGGCTTGCACGCCCTGTGGTCCGGAAATCTCGATCCGCGGGCGCGGCAGGTAGACGGCGTGCACGGTGAAGGTGAAGCTCTCGCCAGAGGGCAGCACATAGGCGAACTCGAGCTCGCAGGGATCGCCATTGATCGCCTGCGTTACCAGCGTCTGATCAGCGAAGCGCACCTCGATGGAACCGGTCAGCGCGGCGATGGAAGGGTCCGCGCCATCGATCCGACCATCCGAGCGGATTGTTTCGATTCGGTCGAGGTTGTTGGCATAGGTGATGTCGGCCGAGACCACGTTGCCAAGCGCCGTCCCATTTCGGGTGATCGCCCCGTTGAAATGGCCGAAGCGCTGCAATTCGAGAGCGGCAGGCGTGCCTGCACTGGTCGTCGTTCCAACCGTCTCGCCCTGCGCCACCAGCCGCGCGGTCGCGGTCAACAGTCCCGACCGCTGCATCTGCCAAGTGATCTGGTCAAGCACACATCCGGAATACATCGCGTAGCGCGGCACCTCGGGCATGCCCGTCTCGATGGACATGCTGGGCAGCGTCCACGCACCCGACTGAAACTCGTGCGTCCAGGGGCCGGTGCCAGTCGTGGTTGGATCACCAAAAGCCGCCTTCAGCCAGAAACCGAAGGCCTCGGCGTCAAGCGGTACGACGACATCGCCATCGGCCGTTACCGCATCCTTGATCGGGGCCAGCGGGTCGCGGCCATAGCCCAGCAGTTCGGAATTGAGCAACGGCTGCTCGGCGCCCAGCGACGTGCTGGCGAAGGGCATCTTGGTGAAACCGCCCACCGGGGGCGTTCCATAGGTCGTCTCGAACGCAAGCGCCATCTGCGCCCGCGCCCCTTGGGCTCGTGACATCGTGTTCTCCTTAGAATGTTGGGATCAGGCCAGCGGATCGGCTGTGGTGTAGTGCAGGACCACCGGGATCACTGCGGCCTTCAGGTTGGCCGCGCCCTCGACAGCCAAATCGACCGGCCGCGGCGCCTCCGCCTCGACCCAGTCGCAGAGTCCGCCCAGGGTACGGTTCGCCACGAGCGCCGCCGCGAGGTTGACGGTCAACGTGTCGAACGCGGCGTCACGGTCGGCGCCTTGCACGACTGCCTCGATCTCGGCCCGGTGCTGGTAGTGGTAGGCGAGCGGCGACAGCGTCACCTCCGGCTCGCCTGGCTCGCCATCGCGCAGGATCAACAGACCCTCGGCCGGCACGCGCTCGGGCAGCACCTCCCCGCGCAAGGCGGTGGCGGGCAGTGCCGAGAGAAGCGCGTGCAGCGCGGCGAGGATGGTTTCACGTGGGGTGGGCATTATGCTATTCGGGCGTTCTTGTGATGCTCCAGGCGATCATCATCATGTTGATCATCGTGGTGAACATGATCTTTCCGGTGCGGCCAATGCTGATCATCCCCATGATGATCATTGACATGTACGGCGTTATACCGTACATAAACCGACGAAGGAGACCGATTATGTTTGCGATCGAAACCACCGCACCTACGCCGGGCAAGATGGAGGCGCGCAAAGAGTTGCGCATGCACCGTGCTGATGAAGAGCGCATCAAGGCTGCAGCTGCTGCCACTGGCCTGCAGGAAGCCGACTTTATTCGTCAGGCGGCCCTTCTGCGTGCGCATGAAGTGGAACAGCGCATGTCTCTCTCCATTCTGCCCATCGACGCGTTTGAAGCTTTCAAGGCCGCTGTAGAGGCACCGGGAAAGGTTGTGCCCGGTCTGGCACGTGCTGCGGAAGCGTCGAAGGGCCTTCTGAAGGATGCCGACTGAGAGCACGGCGGAAACGCCCGCCCTCACAATCGCCAAGTTCGACAAGGCGCTGCATGACCGCAGCGCCTTTTCTTGCGGATTTGCGCCCATCGATAACTTCCTGAAATCCTCGCTTTCGGATCAAATCAAGGCTGGGATGGTCGCAGCGTGGATTGCCACAGCTGACGACGATCCTGCCGTGCTTGGCTTCTATACTCTCGGCGCGATGGCTGTCAGAGCGGATCTCGGACCCAAGAAATGGCAACGTGCCGGTGTGCCCGACGTCCCGGTCATCTACATCCGCGCGGTTGCCGTACGCGAAGACATGCAAGGCAAAGGGCTCGGAACAGCCCTTGTTGTCGACGCCATGCGGCGCTGTTTGCAAATATCTGATGAGATGGGAGCTGCGGCCATCGTGTTAGATGTGCTCAAGGATGATCACTTCGAACGCCGCTGGAGCTTCTACGAAGAACTGGGCTTCCAGCCGCTCGGCGACCCTGAGAACCCCGAGCGCGTCTTCATCCCGATGGCGAACGTGCGCGCATCGCTGGGTTGAAAAGCCGGTTGGCATCAAATGCGCCTCTCCACCCAGTTCGCGACGATCAGCCTAGGCACATCATCGAGCGCTCGCTTGGCATCACGGTCCAGATCGAGCCGCTTCGGCAACTTGACCTGCGGCACCAGCAGAAAGATCGGCACCGTGGATCGCCCGCGACCGGTTTTCGACCGCGATGCCACTCCGAGTCCACGCTTGTTCAGTCGGCCGTCCGCAACCAACAGGCTCGGCCCGCGACGGCGATAGACAAACCGCAGGGGCAGACCCCGGCGCCGCTCCCATTCGCCCGGGGTGATCCGGCGACCGCGCAGACCTCGGCCTGCGGCTGCGGTTGGGATCGCGAGGTAGAACCCATCTTTCGAGCGGATCAGCGGGCCGGTGTCATGCGCGCCAACGATGACCGGGGCTTTCGACCAGACCAGCGCGGCGGCCTCAAGGCTTTCGCCCGCGCGTGGGAAGGTCTGGTTGCGTATCGAGTTCGCGAGCCGTCGCCCCAGCCCTGCGCCAGTGATCTGCATGCGCCACGAAGACTTCAACCCGGTCCCGGCCTCGCGCATGGAGGCGGTGACGGCCTTCTCGCCGGCCTTTACCTCCGCGGCCATTGCGGCGACGAGATCGGGCGTGATGTCGAGCTTCAGCTTCATGCCGGGCGCAGGTCCACAGTCCAGACGAGCCGCTCACGGTCGCGGACAGGCTCACCCTGGATGAGGAAGGCCTCGCCGTCGATCTCGATGCGGTCGCCGGGGCGTGGGTGCGCCACCTCGGCGACGCGCAGGTCGATCCGAGTGGTCTCGGACCAGAGCCTCGCGTCGCCAAAGTCGGTGATCGCATCAGCCTGCCGTGAGACGACGCGCACCAGAACGGGCGCACCGCCATCGGCGATGTAGACCGCTTCCCGACCAATGTTCGGATCGGCGAAGAGCGCATCAACGATGGCGGCGAACGCCGTCATCAGAAGCTCGCGTTCAGCCGCACTCGGCCGATGGTGTCACCGGATCCGCCAGCAACAGCTTCGGTGGCCACGCCGATCAATGTGTTCGATGTGGCCACGCTCGTGGTGCGCTTGTTGGTGTCGTCCCAATAGACCTTGGCGCCCACGGCCCAGGCCTGCGAGCCAACCTTGGTGATGTCGAACACGCCAGTCAGGGCGGCCTCGACGGGATCGTTCAGAGCAGCGTCCCCGGATGCGATACCGAAGATGGAGCCGACGAGAAGGCCGTCGCCGGAGGTCACAGCGTAGGGTGCGCTGAGTGTGACGGTATTGCCGGATTGGACGTAGTTTTTCATGGCGGGATCCTTTGCAAACGGGAACGGGCGGCCCGATTGGATCGCCCGTCAGAGGTGAGATTTCAGGGATGGCCCGGTTTATGCGCCGGGATTTTTGTAGAGGCCGCGCCAGTCGATGGCCTTGGCGCCGAAGTCGAGACGGCACTTGATCTCGACCCCGTCGACGTCGAACCCGTTGCGCGTCTCGATATATGCGCCCTGCTGACCTTCGAGATAGGCGTACTCGATGGTGTCGATCTGGTTGGGCGAAGCCGCCAGATACCACGCAGTTTCGCTGGCGGCGTCGAGCCGGGGCTCGCTGATCGGCGCGAGCGTGCGGATCGATTGCGGCACGACGCTGGACGTCGCGGCGGGCACCAGGTTCTGGGCCACCAACTGCTCGGCCTTCAGTTCCAGCGAGGCGGGCACGATCAGGAAGGCCGGGCGCACATTGAGCACCGTCTTCTTGTCGAGGCCCGTCTGCTTGGCCATCGCCGCCCGTGCCGCGCCGACGCTGCCGACATCGAGCGCCGCGCCGGTACCCGCGAGGTTCTTGTGGGTGGTGTGGAAGAGCGCGTTGCCATCGGCCATCGCCGGGTTTGCGGTGATGATGCCCCAGACCACGTCCGACTCAAGCTGCGCGATGGAGTTGCCGTACATCGCCGGGATCCGGGTAAAGGCGTCGAGATCGTCGTTGATCAGCGTCTGGCGGGTGATCGCGACCACCCGGCCATAGGTCTTGACCTTGTAGCTCTCCTTGCTCTCGCCGAGCGTCCCGCGCTTGAACTCACCGCTTTCACTCACCTCGAGCAGCTGCGGCGCTTCGCCGAGCTGGACCCGGTGCATGGCCTTGAAGTCGGTCGCCAGCACCTGGCGGCAGAACAGCATGAAGGTCCGGGGATAGGCCTCGTAGGCCTGCCGCAGGGTCTTGTTGGTGACGGCCGAGAGGATCTCGGGAAAGTCCGAGGTCGAGTGCAGCGCCCGCGTCGCCACCTCGTCACGCGACAGGCCCCGCGTGTTGACCCCGGCATTGCCGAGGCTTTCGCGGGCCAGTTCCAACAGCGTCATTCCCCGATACTGCCGGGCGGCGTCCTCCAGCTGGAAGAGCGTCGGGCTGTAGCGGTGCAGCAGCGCATTGGCTACAGCATCGCGACGGGTGACCTGCTCATCGCAGCCGCCGAGCGGGATCGACACCTGGCTGAAGGTCCGCGTTTCTTCGGATTTGGCGGCAACCTGATCGAGGATCAGACGCCGGGCCTCATCGACGTCGGTGCCGCGTTTGACCAGATCCTCGGCAAAGCTGCGCTCGAGGTTCAGGCGACCCGCCAGATCGTAGATCGTGGAGACGCGATCGCGTTCGGTTTCGCGGGCGCGGGTTGCGACAGCTTCGGTGTCTGGTGCGGGGGCAGTGTCGGGCTTTTGCGCCTTCGGCTGCGCGCGGGTCTCGAGGCCAGCGTCCTTCGGCTCGGCTTCAGGCGTCTTGGGTTCAGTCATGGTGGTGTCCTCGGCAGCTTTGGCGTCGCTGGGCTGGTCTGTGGCCTCTTCGGCCGGGGCGTTGGATTTGTCCGTCATCGGGATGGCTCCTGTTTGGGTGGGTGGGACGTCCCGGCGATGGAGGACGCAGTCATGAAGGGGGGATTGGGCGCGAAAGCCCGCGGCGGGATCCGCGCCGACCGGCACGGCGGACACCTCGAAGGGTGTCCAGTCCACCGCGCGCCAAAGCTCGCGGGCCGCCTCGGGTTTGGAGACCTCGAAGCGGTGAACCTGGTAGCCGATAGAGACCGCCCGGATGTGGCCCGCCTGGATATCGCGCCAGATCGGTTCGACATCGGCGCGCTCGCTGATCCGGACCTGCGCAATGCCGCGACCGTTTTCGATGCGGGCGGACCCCGGGACAACCGAGCCGATCACGGCATCGAGCGTGTCGACCTCGTGCACCTTCAGGAACGGCGCGCCTGCATTCAGACGGTCGAGCCGCACATGGTCCGGATCGAGGCTCAGTTCCTCGTCATAGGGCTCACCGAACAGGGTCGACCGGCGAACCCGAGCGCCTGCCGACCAGATAATCTCGACGGTGCGGGTGTCGGTATCGGCTGAGTTCGGCGCAAGCTCCGCGATCCGGCGCAAGGCCGGGATTTCGATCATTGTGTCCATGTTGGTCAGTCCTGTTTGTCGGCCTGCGCCGGGTCGGTGTCCGCATCGGCGGTGGGATCGTCGTCGACCGGTTCGTTCGACGGATCGCTGGCCCCATCATTGGATTGGGCGCTGCCGGTCTTGGTGACGCGGCGCGGGTCGCTGTCGAGCACCAGCCCGAGCGCATCGAGCTTGGCGTTGGTGGCGGCGATCTCGGTAAGAACCGCATCAGGATTTCGCCCTTGCTGGGCGATCACCTCCGCCAGCGTCATGGTGCCCGAGCGGATCGACAAGAGGTTCGCCATCGCGTCCTTCTGCGGATCGACCGCCTCGAACTTCGGCGGCGACCATTCGACGGGCACCTCCGGCGAAGGGATATGCCCTGCCGCCCATGCGGCTTCCGTGAACCAGCGCCAGACAGGGGCGCAGAACATCGGAATGAAGAGCTGCCATTGCACCGCATCGATCATGCGGCGGAACTCCACCAGCCCGGCGCGGATGGACGAGTAGTTCACCTGGCTGAGATCGCCGGTCAGCAGCTCGTAGGGCACCCGGAACCCGGCCGAGATCGTGTGCAGGCTAGCCCGCTTGTACTCGGCATAGCCTCCTGTGGCCGACGGCTGATTGAAGCGGATGTCCTTTCCGCCGCGCGCATAGGCGATAAGCCCTGGCTCGAACTGCTCGACTCGGTTGCCATCAGCATCCACCACGGAGGGCGCGATACCCTGCTGCGCCTCATCGTCGCCGAAGACGATGGCGGTGACGCAGGCCTCGGTCTTCTTGCGAACCAGTTCGGCCACCTCGTAGTCGTCGAGGTCGCGCAAGCTGCGGATCACCGGCGCGCCCCAGGGAACGCCGCGCGCCTGCGTGCGCTGCTTCTCGTAGACATGCGCGATCTCACTCGCCGGGACCGGGCGGCTTTGCAGCCCATTCTGCAGCGCGCTATAGGCGTCGCCCGGATGCTCGGCGTGGAGCCAGTAGGCGCGGCGTTTGCCGACCGGGTCAAACTCAATCCCTTGAACCAGCCGCCCTGCGCCGAGCGCGCCGGATTTCGTAGCGTCGAGGAAGTCTGCCTCCAGCGCCTGCACTTGCAGCGGCACCGGCAGACCGTCGCTCGCGCGCCGCAGACGCCGGCGCACCAGCACCTCGCCCGCCTCGATCATTTCGCGGCAGATCAACGTCTGCAGACCATAGAAGTCGAGCTGGCCGTCAGCATCGGCCGTGTCCGACCATTGCGCGAAGAG